TTATAAGGGGAAAGATAGCAGAGATTCAACTACAAAGAAAAAAGATATTAGACTACATAAACGGAATAGAAGATAGTATGTTAAGACAAATAGTTTTCTTAAGAAATGTATCATGCATGAGTTGGAACGAGATATCAAGAGATATTGGGGGTAATAATACTGAAAACAGTGTAAGAATGATGTATAATCGTAATATTCGTTAAATATGTTCGATATGTTCGGTTTGTATGTGAGATAATAGTATTGTGAAAGAATGAGTAATGGTTTTTTGTTCGTTCACCTCCTTATCGTTCTCGGAACCGTAAATCCGATACTGTATACCACGCAGGATAAGCCACTCTCTTTATAGGTTCGGCAAGACCACTATATCGAAAGGGTGGCAGTGGTAACAATGGGATAGTAGTTCTTTGGTAGAACACTGGCGCATATGGGCTAGTAGATAATGGTTCGAATCCGTTCTATCCTGCTAGTGGCAACAAATAGTAATGAGCTAGCCACAACAAACAACATACAACTTAAAAGCACTTGTCTATCAATAAAAGGTAGATAGGTGCTTTTTTGATGAATAGGAGAGAGTATATGAAATCATTAATTATAGCAATCAAATGCAAGTTATTTAAGAAACACACCATACAACACATAGAAGGGCATGGACATAGATGTGTATGTTGCTATAAGACAGCAAAGGCCATAAGGAATGAAACGTAAAAGCTGTATAGGGTGTTTATACATATCAAGTAGTAAGTGTGGGGAGATAAAGGTTATTAGAGGTAGTAGTGGAGCTGTAACGTATGTAAAGATACCAGATAAAAAATGCAAATGTAAGTAGGTGGTGATATGCCAAGGGCAAGAGACCCTAACAGAGATAAAGCATATGAAATATATAAAAGTAATCCTAATATGGAATTAACTGAGATTGCAAGTCAGTTAAACATCCCTGTTACTACAGTACGTAGTTGGAAATCAAGGGATGAATGGGAATGCAATGCAATGCAACGCAATGCAACGAAAGTAAAACCTATTGATGATGGAACTAGGGAAACTATGCTGAATGAAAACCTTACCCATGAACAAAGGCTTTTTTGTATATATTACAGTAAGATATTTAATGCAACACAGGCTTACATAAATGCATATGGATGCGATTGGGAGACTGCTAACACATGCGGACCAAGATTGATGGTTAAAGTTGGTGTAAGGGAAGAAATTAAAAGATTACAAGAGATAAAACGACAGCAAATAGTGTCAAGTGTGGATGACATTGTTGAATTGCACATGCGGATTGCATTTGCTGATATAGGTAATTACTTAACATTTGGGCAGAAAAAGGTACCACAATGGAAGAAGAATAAAGACGACTTAGATGTGCCTGTTATTGATCCTAACACTGGTCAACAAAAGGTTGCGATTTACAATGAGATTAATCTAAAAGAATCCATTAACACCGATACGCAAATTATCCAAGAAGTAAAAGAGGGTAAAGACGGAGTATCTATAAAACTAGCAGACAAGCAAAAATCACTTGATTGGCTAGAAAGATTCTTCCTTATGAACCCTATGGATAAGCATAAGATTGAATTTGATAACGCAAAGCTTGAAATGGAACGGAAAAAGCTAGAACCAGACGAATCAAAAGACGCAGTTAAATACACAGGAATACCTGCTTCAATGATAGCGCCTGCATTTATTAAAGTGGTTCACGATATAGAAGAACAGATGTTTAATGAATATGTGTTCCCTGGCGGTAGAGGTTCTACAAAGTCTTCTTTTATATCTCTAGAAGTAGTTGACTTAATAGAAAAGAATCCAGACATGCACGCTGCTGTATTTAGGCAGGTTGGAAACACCTTAAGAGATTCAGTATATGCACAAATATGTTGGGCAATATCAGCATTAGGCTTAGAGGATGAATATAAATGCAATGTATCGCCATTAGAGATAACAAAAAAATCTACAGGGCAAAAGATATTCTTCCGTGGTAATGATGACCCGATGAAGTCTAAAGGTATTAAGGCGCCAGCGCTTAAAAAAGAAGCCATAAGGCGTATTAAGATAAATAGCGAAAAACTCAACAAGGCTTTGTCACATACTAGTACGATGAAAGTAGAAAATGGTTATATCGGAATACTGTGGTTTGAAGAATTAGACCAATTTGCCGGACCCGAAGCAGTAAGAACAGTTACACAGTCCGTTATTCGTGGTGGTGATAAAACTTATATATTTAAATCTTTTAATCCTCCTAAGTCTGCTAATAACTGGGCTAACAAATATATTAAAATACCTAAACCGGGTATGTTGGTTACATTCAGTAATTACTTAGACGTACCGAAATCATGGCTAGGAAAACCATTCCTAGATGAAGCAGAACATTTAAAAGAAGTTAACCCTACAGCATATGAAAATGAATACATGGGCGTAGCAAATGGCACAGGTGGTAATGTATTTGACAATGTAACCATAAGAGAAATAACAAACGAAGAAATAGCACAGTTCGATAGGATACATAATGGACTAGACTGGGGATGGTATCCTGATCCTTTCCATTTCGGACAAATGCATTATGATGCAGCAAGAATGCGATTGTTTATATTCATGGAATATAGATGTAATAAGAAATCGAATAGAGAGACAGCAGACGAATTGATTAAGCTTGGAATTACTCCAAACGATCTGATTATTGCTGATAGCGCAGAGCCTAAATCCGTAGGAGATTATAAGACATACGGATTCTTAATCAGAGGTGCAGAAAAAGGTCCAGGCAGTGTAGAATACTCTATGAAGTGGTTGCAATCATTGAGAGAAATTATTATAGATAATGTCAGATGTCCTAATACTGCTAATGAATTCCTTGATTATGAGTACGAGAGAGACAAAGAGGGCAATGTAATAAGCGGTTACCCGGATGCTAACAATCATGCAATAGATATGGCAAGATATGCAACGAACCCGATATGGAAGAAGAGAGGACAATAACATGAAATATAAAAAAAAACCAGTTGTAATTGAAGCTATACAATATAAAATCTTAAATGAAATACCATGTAAGTACGGAATCCATAAAGAAAGTAATTCAATGGAAATAGCAATGTTTATGGGATTATCGATTCAGCATGTTCACTTTGATAAAAAAGGCGAATACATAGAAATAGAAAAATTGGAAGGCGTAATGAGAGCAGACATAAACGACTATATAATAAAAGGCATCAAGGGAGAATTTTACCCATGTAAGCCAGATATATTTGAACAGACTTACGAATTAGCTGAATAGGCGGTGATAAACCATGTTTGAAAGCATAACAAACTTTGTAAAGGAAGTGATTAGAAAAGTGTTCCCAATAAAAGATATTAAGCAAATAATGAACATGGATGTTGCAATCACTCCTTCCATGGTTAACAAAATAGAAGAATGGTCACAGATGCATAAGGGTAAGGCTGAATGGATAGATAATGATGCTGTATACTCGCTAAGACTTGAACAGGGTATTGTAAGAGAATTCGCTAATGTAACCCTTAATGAAATGACAAGTAAGGTTAGTATTGATAGGCTTGATAAGATATATCAGGCAGCTACAAAGGACCTAAATGAGAACCTACAGAGCGCATTAGCCTTGGGACAGATGGTTATTAAACCGCTAGGAGAAGACAAGGTAGAATATGTTCTTGCTGACAGCTTTATTCCTATTGAATTTGATGCACGTGGACGGCTAACCAAAGTTGTATTTGTAGAGACTAAGCGCATTAAAGATGATGATTACTATTTTCGCTTTGAATATCATGCATTAGATGTTAACGGCCTTACAATAACTAATAAGGCTTATCACAGCCATGGTAAGACCGACCTAGGACGAGAAGTACCACTTAGTAGCGTATCAGAATGGGCGGATTTGGAACCTTATATAAATTATCCACTAATGACTAAGCCAGACTTCGGATATTACCGGAATCCTATTAAGAATGATATCGATGGTTCATTTAATGGAGTTTCGGTGTATGATTCAGCAAAATGGAAGCTCAAACATGCGGATGAACAATACGGACGTCTTAACTGGGAGTTCGAATCAGGAGAGAGAGCAGTTAATGTTGATATCACAGCAATACAACCTAATTCAACCTGGTCAAATGAACAAAAATTGTCCGTTGCTAAACTTAATAAGAGATTATATAGAGGTTTAGACATTGAACAAGGACAGGGAAAGCAATTATACGATGTATTCTCACCAGAATTCAGAGATCAATCTATATTAAATGGATTAGAGGAATACAAACGTGATATTGAGTTCTCAGTCGGTTTATCTTATGGTGATATATCCAACCCTACAATGGTTGAAAAGACCGCTACAGAGATTAGAAGTGCCAAGAAACGTAAGTATAATACTGTAACTGCAATACAGTCCAACTTAAAAGATTGTCTTACTGATTTAGTGGATGCATTAGCATTCTATAATGGATTAGCTACAACCGGTTATAAGTTCATATGCGATTTCAAAGATAGTATTCTTGTAGATGAAGAAACAGAGAGACAGCAAGATAGAAATGACGTTGCCATGGGTGTTATGCCATTGTGGGAATACAGGATGAAATGGTATAACGAGGATGAGGCAACAGCAAAGGCAATGATACCAGAACAAGCAGAAGTAGTAATGTAGATAAGCAAGGGGCGATCAAATGCTTACACCATCAGAACTAGAACGCATACCGGTTGAAATACAAAAGGTACTCTTAGAGCTTTCTATTCGAATTATGGAAGATGTAGTAGAAAGAATAAACATGATAAACAGCATTTCTCGTACTGCTGATTATGAGATATACAGATTGAGCCGTATTGGTCTGAGCAGTGAAACAATACGTAAAGCGTTGCAGTTGACATTAAGCAAAACCGATTCCGAGATAGATAAAATATACGACGAAATAATAAGGGGTGGTTATGCAAGGGATGAAAATTTATACAGAGCAATAGGCAAGCCTTTCACAAGATATGAGGACAATCAACAATTACAGCAATATATAGAAGCTGTTAAAAGACAAACTAAAGATGAAATGGTCAATATAAGCCAATCCACAGCTATAAGAGTGCAAGGACGTAAGGGAGTAGAATACCAAGATACATCTACATACTTAAAAAACAAATTAGATCAAGCTGTAACAGACATTACAAGCGGTGCATTTGATTATAACAAAACAATTCAAAGCACCATTAAAGAAATGACTTCTTCCGGTATAAGAGTGGTCGAATATGATTCTGGATGGCATAATCGAATTGAGGTTGCAGCAAGAAGAGCTGTAATGACAGGTGTAACGCAAGTAACAAACCAGATCAACAATATGAATGCAGAGGCATTGAAAACTAATTTCTTTGAAGTGTCATGGCATTCTACGGCGAGGCCAACCCATCAGTTATGGCAAGGGAGGGTATACAGTAAGGAGCAATTAGAAACTATATGCGGATTAGGCTCAATCGCAGGATTAAGCGGTGCTAATTGTTATCATTCTTACTATCCATTTATACCCAATGTTTCCAAAAGACTTTACACAGATGAACAGTTAGAAGAAATGAACGCCAAGGAAAATGAAATAAAGAAGTATAAAGGAAGAGAGTACACTACGTATGAAGCCACACAGAGGCAAAGGCAATTAGAAGTATTAATGAGGAAATACAGAGAAGATATATATCTAGGTAAGATAGCGGGTTTGTCAGAAGATGCAATTGCAATGGACACGATTAAATACCGAGGCGCAATGCAAGAATATGTAGACTTTTCTAAGAAAATGGAATTACCGCAACAAAAACAAAGAATATATCAAGATGGATTAGGGCGTGTTTAACGTCTTATTTTTATGCTCATTGGTCAGCGGATTAGACCTTAAATAGTCGGTCACTGGTGGATAGTTACACACCTAAAATAACTTACAAGTGAAAGGGCAAATAAATTATGAAAACAGAATTTTTAACAGAATTAGGATTAACAGAGGAACAGATTAAATCAATCATGGCTGAGAATGGCAAGGACATTAAGAGAGAGCAAGATAAGACTGTAAAATTAGAATCTGAAAGAGATAACTATAAGGAACAGCTTGAAACGGCTCAGACAGCATTAAAAGACTTTGACGGGGTAGATGTTAAAGACCTTCAAGGCAAAATTGATAAGCTTAATGAGGATTTAAAGGCCAAAGATACCGAATACCAAGGAAAACTTGCAGATATTGAGTTTAACAAGCTTATTGAATCAGCTATGTCAGAAACAGGTGCAAAAAATATTAAAGCAGTTAAAGCACTGATTGATATTGATACGCTTAAAGCAAGCAAAAATCAAACAGAAGATATTAAGGCAGCCATTACAAGTATTAAAACAGAAAATGATTATTTATTCGCTTCTGATGAACCAATTAAAAACCCTGTAAGACCTACAGGCGGTGGCGAGCCACCATTGAAACCAATAACAGACATGTCTTATGATGAATATAAGGCATACAGACAAGGCAAATAAAGAAAGAGGTATAAAATATGGGAAATACATTATTAACACCACAAATAATTGCGAATGAAGCACTTATGGTACTGGAAAGTCAGCTTACTATGGCCAATCTGGTACATAGAGATTATTCTTCGGAATATGTACAGGTGGGTGATACAATTACTGTAAGAAAACCGGCTAAATTCGTGGCTAAAAACTTCACGGGAACAACTTCAAGCCAGGATGTTACAGAGGGTAGTGTACCTGTAGTAATGGACAGATTCCGTGATGTCACAGTTAAAGTTACATCAAAAGAAATGTCACTTGATATTAAGAATTTTTCAGACCAGATTGTAACACCTGCAATTTCAGCTATTGCACAGGCGGTTGATATTGATCTGCTCGCAGTAGGTGTGTCAAAGGCAGCCAAAACGGCAACCGTATCTGGAACTCCGGCTATTACCGATATTGCAGGAGTAGGTAAAGCACTTGATATTTCCAAGGCACCAAGAGACAATAGAAGATTAATTCTTCCTCCTAGCATTCTGTATAAATACAACACTTTAGACAACTTTGCTAAACAGGCGTATGCCGGAGATTCTCAGGCACTAAGAAATGCAGAAGTAGGCCGTGTATATACTTGCGACACTTTTATGTCACAGAACTGCCCTGAGAATGCATCTGCTACAGCCGGAACAGTAGCTTCATACAAGGTTGTAGGTACTGCAAATGCTACACAATTTACTGTAAGCGATGGTTCAGCAGCAACTGGCACTATTAAAACAGGAGATCAGCTTATTGTAAATGGATATTTATATACTGTAACAGAAGATTTAACTCTTTCAAGTGGTGCCGGTACTCTTAAAGTAGATCAAAATATTCCAGCAACTATTTCCGAAGCAGTAGCCGTTAAAGTTATCAATAAGGCTCACGCACTTGGATTCCACAGAAACGGACTTGCATTGGTAACACGTCAATTAGAGCTGCCTATGGGTGCTACAAATGCCTATATTGCAAGTGCAAACGGATTGGCAGTTCGTGTAGTAATGGATTACGATACTACTACAAAGACTGATACAATTTCTTTCGATATTATTTATGGTATCAAAGAGTTAGATACATCTTTATTAGTAGACTTTGCTTAAGAATTGGAGGGCGTCACAATGGTAAGCTATACCACATTAACATTTTATAAAAATACATATTTGATGGGTAGACAGGCGGTCATTAGTGACGCCTTATTCCCTTTGTATGCCCTTAAAGCTACAAGGGCAATAAAACTGCACACCTTTAACAATATAAATGAAACTGAGCCATATAAGGACGAATTACAGATGTGTTGTTGCGAGGTTGCGGAGAATCTTTATAAAAAGGATAACCCTGCAACTGTAGTTGAACCGAATATAAAGAGCGAAACAACCGGTAGTCATTCAATCACGTTCGAGACACGGACAGCTACAGAAGAATATAACAGAACGGTTGTAAAAGGGATTATTCATACATGGTTATTAGATACGGGTTATTTATATAGGGGGTTATGCTAATGTATACCAACACAGCAATAACGATTTATAACAAGCGTTCTGATGGTTATCATAGACATGTAATCGATAGGGTTTTTTGGGATTCTGTAAAGCAATCTAATATTAATAAAAGCGGGATTTCCTCTTCTGATTCAGTATCAATTTTCATACCACTGGAAATGCTTGAAAACTATGTGGAACCCAAAGCATATATAGCACTATCGAGCACAGGAGATAAATTTACTTTTCAAGCAAACTCAGCAGATTTAATAATTAAAGGTATAGTAAATAATGTTATTGATAACACATCACAACAAACGCAATCTACATCATTAGCAGCAATTAGAAATGCCTATGATAATGTTGTTGCTGTTACAATAGTTGATGATAAGAGATTTGGTAGCCCTGCAATGCAACATTTTCAATTATCTTGTAAGTAGGTGATATCATAAAAACTAATGTAAGATTGAAAATGAAGCCTGTTGGTCAGTTAATTAATGAAAGAGGTCTTAATTCTGGTGGAAAAGTTCAAAAGTTTATAGACCAAGAAACCATTAGATACATGGACCCGTACACACCTAGAATAACAGGAGATTTGATAAAATCGGTGACAAGGGGAAGTGAAATTGGAAGTGGCGAGTTAGAATATGCTTCGCCGTCTGCAAGATATCATTATTATGGTAAATTGATGGTTTCATCCGTTACAGGTAGCGCATATGCAACACATGGAGAAAAAAAGGTGCTAACCGATAAAGACTTAGAATATAGCAAGACTTCTAATCCAATGGCAGGCCCTTATTGGTTTGAACGTATGAAAGCAGATCACAAGGATGATATATTGAATGGTGCCCGAAAGATAGTAGGTGCAAAATGAATATAATTGAAGTAGTAAGGGAAGTATTATCCACCTTTCCTAAAATAGCCGAGTTAAATGGTGGACTAGATATTGACTTTACAGATAATAAGGTTGGTGATTGTGGATTATATCCAAATGGTGACCAACTTATGAAAGAAGATATTATTGGAAACCAAGATAGACAACATAATTTTGTACTATATGCTAAATTTCAGTCATTTGTAGATTATGACCGCTTAGCAAATAGTACTTTTTTATTGGATTTAGCTTACTGGCTTGAAAAAGCAGCTAAAAACCAAGAAATAGAAGTAACAATTGATGAAAAATTAGTAACTGGAAAACTAAGAAAGCTAAGAAGTGCCAACGGAATGTTATATGGATATGAAAACGAAACACTTAGCGGACCTGTTACCTACCAGTTGCAAATATATGCGGAATACCACTTAGAAAGTGAGGTCTAAATAATGGCAAAGATAGAAAGAAAATTCCTTGCACATATGATTGATTCTTCTTTAACTTTAACCCCTGCTTATGCAAGACTTGGCAAAGATTTAGAGGAATACAATACAGAAATGAATGCAGAGGTTAACAGTACACAAAATATCCTCGGAGAAACTAGTAAGAGTATTAGTAGCTATGAAGCTCAGGCTTCTGTTGAACCATTCTATGCTGATAAAGATGATCCAATGTTCCCTAAATTACAGTTGATAATTGACGAGCGTAAAGTATTAGATGATCTTAAGACAACTGTTTTAGAAGTACATCTGTGGGAAGAGATAACAAGCGGAGTATTTGTTGCTTATAGAGAAGATGCATTGATCGAAATTGCATCTTACGGCGGTGACAATACAGGTTATCAAATATCTTTCAATATTCATCATATTGGTGGAAGAGTGAAAGGTACATATACAGCAGCAACTAAGACATTTACCCCAGATACTGGCGCATTAGGTAAATTATTAATAGAAGTGATCAAAGGTGGAACAACCACCACTACAAAAGTTTCTGATGTTATCGGAGAGCCTGCAGGTTCAAGTTTAATGTATAAAGTAGGAAGCAACCTAACAGCCCCTAAATTTGGTGATGCAAGCACTGGGTACACAGCTTTAACGCCAGGTTCTACAATTACAACCTCGGCAGGACAGTTAATTGTTGTTGTTGCAGTAAGCACGACAATTGTAGCTGCATCCGACATAGTTCCAGTTGTAGTTGGTGCATAAATTAATATGGGCGGTCTAACCGCCCTTTAAGGAGGATATATAATGCAGAATTTATCAATGAATGATGGTTTTAAGGAATTTTCAATTAACAATGATCCCAATAGAGTGATTAGGTTTAATCCCTCTGACTTTGGTATTATTGATAGAATTAACAGTGCTTATGCAGAAATAGAAAAATCCACAAATGTTGATACTGATGTGACATTAAAGAATGATGGTACTGCAAAAGACGACTTAGAAAAGGCAGCAATGATTGTACAACAGGTAAGCAACACTATTAAAGGGCAAATTGATTACATATTCAATAGTCCAGTATCTGATATAGTATTCGGAAAACAAAGTCCATTAAGTTTAGTTGGTGGAATGCCACTGTATGAGCAATTTCTTAATGTTGTTATACCTGTAATCAAGAAGGATGTACAAAAGGAACAGGAGTCCAGTAGAAAGCGTGTAAATAAGTATGTGGATGTGATTAAATGATCGGGCAACTGCCAAAAAAACTTACTGTAAATGGCGTTGAATATTCAATACGCAGCGACTACAGAATTATTTTACATATATTTTCTGCATACAATGACCCCGAGGTGTTGGACATGGAAAAAGCAGAGGTTATGCTAAAATGTCTGTACGAAGAGTTCGAAAAAATACCCGATGTAGACTACCAAGAAGCGCATGACCAGGCTATATGGTTCTTAGAGGGTGGGAAAAGCGCAAAACAAACCAATAATGATAAAAAACTGCTTGATTGGGAGCAAGATGAACATTTAATATTCCCGGCTATTAATAAAGTGGCAGGTTATGAAATAAGAGAAAAAGAATATCTTCACTGGTGGACCGCACTAGGTTTCTTTAATGAAATCGGTGACGGTCTTTTTACAACTGTTCTTTCAATAAGACAGAAAAAGGCAAAAGGTAGAAAATTAGAAAAACATGAACAGGAATTTTATAAACAGAATCAAGACTTAATCTGTTTAAAAGAGAAGTATTCAGAAGAAGTAAAAGAAAAAATTGATTATTACAATAATCTCCTGGGATAGAAAGGAGGTATTAACGTGGCTGATGGCACACTGATATTTGACACACGATTAGATTCGGACGGGTTTAACAAGGGTTCGAATACTTTAAAAGGGCAAGTAAATGCTTTAAAAAGTGTATTTTCTAGTTTTGGAAAGGTAGTTGCAACAGCTTTCGCAGTACATAAGATCGTAGACCTAGGTAAACAGGCAATCGAAACAGCATCAGATATACAAGAGGTACAAAATGTTGTTGATACTGCATTCGGTTCTATGGCCTATAAAATGGAAGAGTTTGCAAAAACATCTATTGAGACATTTGGTATATCAAAACTGACAGCAAAACAGACAGGCTCAACCTTAATGGCTATGGCTCGTGGTATGGGTATAGCTCTTGATACTGCATCCGATATGTCCATATCACTAACGGCTTTATCTGCTGATATGTCATCTTTCTATAATGTAAGTCAAGATGTAGCCAGTACAGCTTTAAAATCCATTTTTACAGGTGAAACAGAAACATTAAAGCGGTTTGGTATAGTTATGACACAGGCCAATTTACAGGCATTTGCATTATCAAGAGGTATAAAAGGCAATGTTGCCGATATGAATCAGGCACAGATTACATTGCTTAGATACCAATATGTTATGCAACAAACCACATTAGCACAAGGGGACTTTGCAAAGACAAGCGATTCATGGGCCAATCAAACTAGAATCTTAAGTGAAAGATGGAAAGAGCTACTAGGAATCATTGGAAATGGATTAGTTCAAGTCCTTGCGCCAGTTGTTAGGTATATTAACACAGCACTATCTTATTTGATTAAGTTTGCTACGGCTGCAAGCAGTGTATTGGCGTCACTATTTGGAGTAGGACAGCAATCATCACAAACAGCTAAAACAATTGAATCGGTTGGGTCTAGTGCTTCTGATGCAAGTACAGGACTTGATAATATGGGAGATTCGGCTAAAACAGCAGCTAAGAAAGCCCAAAAGTCATTATCTTCTATAGATCAATTAAATACAGTTTCCGAAAGTGTAGCCGATAGTAGCAAAGATGCTGCCGGTGCTATATCTGGAATGGGTGACGGCGCAGGTGGCATGTACTTCGATACACCTACAGTGGGTGAAGCTGATACTTCCGAGTTAGAAAAAGGAATAGAAAAGACTGTATCGAAAATAAAGACCATGTTACAGCCCCTCACAGACGCATTAGGGCGTTTTAAGACTGCCGTTGCACCATTTGCCAGGAATGTCGGTCAAGGGCTTAAATGGTTCTTTGAAAACGTCATGGTGCCATTAGGCAAATGGACAATATCAGATTTATTACCTGCATTCCTTGATACTTTGGGCACAGCCATTGGTGTTGTCAATTCTGTTATTGAGGTATTTAAGCCATACGGGTTATGGTTATGGGAAAACTTCTTAAAACCAATTGCAACATGGACAGGTGGAGCAATCGTTGAATTCCTAAATATGCTTACGGATGGCCTTACTAAACTATCTGGATGGATTAATGAAAATCAATCAACCGTAGCCAATGCAGCATTAATAATTGGCGGTTTCTTTGCAGCTTTTAAAATTGCAGAATTTATAGTATGGATAGCACCATTGATATCTGCATTCGGTAGCTTTATATCATCTGGTGGTTTGCTTAGTGCCGTTTTATCTGGTTTATCAACGGTTATAAGTGCGTTGAGTGCCCCTGTTGTACTCATAGCTGCAGCATTAGGTCTATTAATCATTTCTTTTATAGACTTATATAACAATAGCGAAAGTTTTAGACAATCAATAGCCGAATTAGGTTCCACATGGCTAGCAGCATTACAGCCCTTGGCTGAGTTTGTAGGTACTGTATTATCTGATGCGTGGAATAAGATTTTAAAACCAGTTATAGAGTTCTTTTTAAATACATTATTGCCAAACTTGATAACTACATTTAAAAATTTATGGGAAAAAGTATTAATTCCATTAGGTGCTTTCATTGGTACCGTGTTGCAGCCTGTATTTAAGGTTTTATCGGATATCCTTACATCTTTATGGAAAAACATTGTCTTACCATTGGCACAGGCAATAGGAGCGGTGTTTAAAGAAGCATGGAACGGATTATACAGCGTCCTTAATAAGACAGTTATACCAATTATAGGGGATGTTATAAAGGACCTTACATCATTATGGAAGAATGTTATTAATCCAATTATAAAAGTATTATGGGATAACTTAAAACCTGCTTTTGATACTGTCTTTAAAGGCATAGGAGGGGTAATAAACGGACTAAAAGAAACCATGACAGGTATTATCAAATTCATAACAGGAGTATTTACAGGAGATTGGAAAAAAGCATGGGATGGTGTTAAATCTATCTTTAAAGGTATTTTTGATTCCCTTGTATCGATTGTAAAAACCCCTATAAATCTAATTATAGATATAATAAATGGATTAATAAATGGTATTGTAACAGGAATAAATACTGTTATAAATGCAGTTAATAAACTTAGTTTTAGTTTACCAGAAGCATTGGGAGGTTTCACGGTCGGTTTTAACTTAAAGACCCTTACAGCGCCTAAGATACCTAAATTAGCAACAGGGGCAGTAATACCACCCCGTAGCGAATTCATGGCTATATTAGGAGATCAAAAACGTGGGGTTAATATTGAGGCTCCTTTGGATACTATAGTTGAAGCATTTAGACAGGTTACGGGTAATGGCGTAGGTGGAAATATTACATTTGTTGCTCAGGTTGATGGGAAAACATTATTTGAAGTTACAAGAACTCAGGCCGAACTATTCACATCGCAGACCGGACAGCCGGCGTTCGCATAGAAAGGGGTATGTCATGACAGGCAACGGATACGTATTAATGGTTAATGGTACTCCCTTTCCAAATGCATTATTGGCTCCAAGTGGATACAGCAATACGCCTAACCGCAGGCTAGATAAAAATAGCCATGACGATGGAACAGGTGGTACCATTCGCAACATATTACCAAAAAGAAAAACAACTGCAAAAATTAAGACAAAAGACGATTTAACTTATGGTCAAAAACTGATAGTTCAAGCGTTTTTTCCTAATCGCGACTACGTAACTGTAGACCTCTGGAATGATGAAGACAACGCGTATGAAACCACACAGTTTTATGTGCCAGATGTTACATATACAGTTAAATTCATTGATTCTCATGGCAACTTTTACTATGACCCTATTGAGTTTGAATTTATTTCGTATGGGAGGAGACCATGATTGATGTTTCAGAAGAATTAAAGACAATATATAAAAACGACTTTCTCCCTGCCGTACCGAGAAACTATGACAAATGGCTAATACTGTACTTTCCAGAATTAGACTTGACCATTGATACTAGGGAAGAAGGAAGAATTGACATTGATAGCTTCTCACTTGATGAAAGCCTATGTTCCAAAACAGATTTGACCCTAGGGGCTTGCGAATCATCTATATTTAAGATTAAATTGAATGGTATCATATACGATCTAAGTGGTAAAACATTTATTGTTACACAACATATTTTAGATTTCGATAATATAGAATATGAAATGCCATTCGGTACATTTAAGGTCAAAAGCACGGGAAAGCAATCAGATTTAGGATTTAAAGAGATAACATGCTTTGACAAGATTAATGATACTGATGTTGATGTTGCATCATGGTATAATAACCTTACATTTCCGATAACGGTTAAAAATATGCGACAATCACTACTTGCATATTTAGGAATAGATTTCGTAGACCAAACCATTACAAATGATGCTGTAATGATTCAAAAAACGATAAATCCGAGCAAGTTAATTGCAAGGGATGTATTGCGTAGGCTATGCGAAATAAACGCCGGAATGGGGCATATAGTACGGGATGATAAATTTAAAGTTATACAATTAGGAGGTCTTGGTTTATATCCAAGCGAAGATTTATATCCAAGCGAAGATTTGTTCCCGTCTGAATCTGGTGAATATCTCGCAGCAGGTTATCAATCTATTGACTATGAGGAATATACAACTGAGATAATCACATCCGTAACAATAAGGCAAGACAACGACGACGTAGGAGCTACGGCAGGTGATATCGGTAACGGGTACGTAATAACTGGTAATTATTTATTATTTGGCAAGAGTAGTTCCGAACTTAATACTATAGCAAGTAATATTTTACTGCAAGTTAAAGACAAGTTTTATAGACCTCATAAAACCACCATGATAGGGTTACCTTATTTAGAAGTCGGGGATTCAGTTACATTGATTACAAGCAATGATGCAATAGAGACTTTTATATTCAAAAGAACTCTTAAAGGTATACATTCGCTGACAGATGAAATAAGCGCTACTGGTAATCAAAAACGCTCAGAGACTGTTACTCCAAATAATGAAATACAGAGCCTTAAGGGTAAAACATTAAGGATTGAGAAGAGTATCGATGAATTATCCATTAACATGACTGACATAGCCGAAGGATTGGAAAACCAAATCGATATTACAGCCGGACAACTCCAAGTACAAATAAACGATAATAAGAACAATGCAGATGCGCAATTTACAATACAGGCAGGTGAAATTAATCAAAGAGTTGAGAAAGATGGTGTAATTGGTGCTATTAATTTATCTCCAGAGCTAGCCAAGATACAGGCGCTTAACATCGAATTAGAAGGCATTGTAACGGCTAACAGTAACTTTAAGATTTTACTTGATGGTAGTATAGAAGCAGTTAACGGAAAATTCAAAGGAAGTATAGAGAGCACAAGCGCTAAAATAACTGGCGGGTCATTCAAAGTCACAGGAAACAACCAAAATGATTCAGTTATAGAGCTGTCTTATGGAAGTTTTAGCAACACTATGACACCATCTGCTTTAGCGGTAAAAGGTAGTTCCAATATTCAATATTCAGAGATGAGACCAGGTGAAATCACTGTTGGCGATATTACAAATGTGTCATTAAGTACAGAAATAAAACATGACCAAATACAAACCCCGGCATGTTATGTTAATGGTTCAACCGTTATCACATACGCTACAAGGAATAATTATTATTATGACTCAAACCATATACAACCTATCTACACTGGATCCGGGAACGTAGGGTTGAACGGCGTAAATGTAGCTAGTGTAAACTGGTGCAACGCAACATTCCAACCCCTTTCCCCATCTGATTTTAGATTGAAGCATGACTTTAAAGGCATAGAGGAATTGCCAGATGAACTATACCTAGCCTTAAAGCCTTGGCAATATAGATTTAAGACAAATTCATACGGAAAAGGAATATTTTTTGGTTTGCTAGCACAGCAAGTAGAAAGTGCTTTTGAATCCTTTGGTTTTAATGCACTTGATTATAACATTATTGAAATAATTGATAAAAGGGACCATACAGATGAGGGACAATATGTTTCTGACGGAAAAGTTCACAGAATAAATTATGAAAATTTTCATGCTTGGACATTATACATGGTTCAAAAAATGTATAAAAAAGTGTTTGAAATGCAATAATTAGTATTGTTTTAATTGATATATTTATGTATAATAATGTAAACGGAGGTTGTTGCTTATGAAAAAACGCATATCTATACTAATATTTTTAATAATGATATTAATTCCATTTCAAGCATTCGCATTAGAGAATAGTAAAGAAGCAATTTTTAAAGGGGATATAAAGCAGGTAAGGCAATTTTATCCAGGTGAATACACCAATAGTTACGATTATAAAATAACAGGGATTGTTTATGATAAAGAAAGTAATGAGCAAATTCCTTTAAAAGATTGGAAGCTATTATCGATAGAGCCTGTAAAAGATGATGAAGCTAAAATTACGCTTAAATATTTACCAGATATGGACAAGGACATACCTCAATACCACGACATAGAAATTACAATACCAATAACAACCAAACCATATAATGATTCATTAAAGAGACAAGTGTTCAGCAAGATACTGACATTCGAAACTGACATACACAAAATATTTAATCCAATAGATTTTGTTTTCAGAAATAGTAACGGGAAAGCCATAAATGGAACACTTAAATACGAAGATGTAAAACTACATGAGGGTGTAAATCTAGTAATGTATAGTTTTTATCCCGAAGAAGTGTTAAATACGGGATATGGTTACGAAGAATACACAGTCAATACGGGAACTATAAAGATAATAGTAGATTAATATTAACAACAAAAGGCATCTACCACATGGTAGGTGCTTTTATTATGCCTAAATGAGGTAGATACATGTATAAAAACGAGTATGTAAAGGTTGATTGGGAAGAATTAAGACGCATACAAAAAGAATCCGGAAGCAAAGATACTCAGAAAAAAATGCATTTAAATAAGATGGACAGTTCCACAATAGACAATTTGATTATCTAGCCGAAAGAAGGTGAATTATGGCATATATAAAGATATATAGCAAAACAGACTGGCAAAATCGGCCTAACACATCGACGCCAGTAGGCAGAACCAATTTATATAAAATGGAAGTTGGCATAGATACTCTGGATAACCGAGTAGTTGAATTAGATACAGTAAAAGCCAACCAAAGCACCATGAATAGTGTAGTCCAATCCATTACATACAATGAATCCAACGGCGTATTAACAATAACTAAAGTTAACGGTACTTCCACTAACATAGATACAAAGTTAGAGAAGCTTGCGGTTAACTTTTCTTATAATCCGACTACGCAACAACTTGACATCACCCTAGATGATGGAACAGTACAACACGTAGATATGTCAGCTCTAGTTACCCAGTATGAATTTTTAGATAGTGATACAGTTGATTTTACAGTTCAGAGTGATGGAAAAATAAGAGCAAGTATTATACCTGGTTCAATCACGGGCGCAATGTTACAACCTAACTATTTAGCGGATATTATCGTACAGGCTAATATTGCGACTGCGCAAGCGGTTATAGCTACAGACGCAGCTGACGACGCACTAGGATATAAAAATGAGACCGAAGCGTTTAAGAATCAAGCTAAACAGTACCGAGACGAAGCACAAGGAATTGTAGGTGTAGGGATCGCAGATAAAGTAGTTCCTGGACTAGTTAGAGGAAGTGGAAATGTAGAAATTGAAGCCGATGGAGACATGTGGGCTAATCCTTACATGGATAAGGCTACAATTGCAGATACAGCTTTCGCTCACTTTACCACAGCGGACAACGGACTGGCAGAATTATTCCTAAATGGTAAATCATATCAGAATGTTACTGTAGAGGGAAAGAATAAATTCGACAAAGCTAAAGTAACAGCAGTTCGTTATATTCAGCCTATAACTGGTGTAGTAACAACAAGTAGTTATAACAATAATGTATCTCAATTAATACCAGTAACAGTAGGTAGTGCATATACAATCAGTGGTCATACATTTGTACAGCCTAATACTCCTGTTGGTATTGCTTGGTACAATTCCAGTGGTGTATTTATTAGTGGAACTACTTATCAAAACGCAACTGGCAACGGAACATATACAGCACCTACAGGCGCAGCATTTGTTAGATATACAATTAATAATGTAGATTTAAACACTAGCCAATTAGAATTAGGCTCAACAGCAACGGCATACGCAAGTTACGTAGGAAATAGTCCAAGTCCCGACTACCCTGCCCCTATTACACCGTTTAATGCGAGTGGGACGGCTAAGGCTAGGGCTACGAGAAAGAATTTATTGCCTAAATTCAGCAATCAAATACTGAGTGGAGTAACCATGACGGTTGATAGCGATGGAACTATACACTTAAACGGCACGGCAACTGGCAATATATTCTTTTATGCGGACAATGCAAATAGCCAGAACTTAATGTTTATTAGTGGAGACTATGCACTTTCTCTAAACAATCCATCAATTGCTCCATTAACATTTTGTTTCGCAAGAAGGGACAGCGAAGCTTCTCCATATAGCATAACATTAAATGCAGATACTATTGATAAAAAAGCAACTGCCACCAGAACTGGCAATCAAGTGTTTTTAGCTAATCGTTGTTATATATATATTGCTTCTGGGTCGGTATTAAATAACGCAATACTAAAACCACAGCTAGAACTTGGAACAGTCGCAACCCCTTACGAAACACCAAAATCCAACGAAGCCCCCATTACCTTTAGTGGCTACGACCTGCTTAATGGGGTAAAGGATACACCAGATTATACGAGGACAGCAAAGTATGTAATAACTAGCAATGACATTATATCTTTAGATACGGTTACTTCAGCTATCGTTGATTTTGTGAATATTCGCTACACAAATATGACAGGTATAGTAATCCCTACAGTGCAAGACAGCGAAGCAAAATCAATGTTAACAAGTGTCTCAACTCCGAGAAATAATGTATTAGCACCTTATAAGCACTGGAAGGCTCCGTCAAATTGGCAAATAGGATTTGAAAAAGGCAAATACGCAACCTTGGCTGATGCTAGAAACGCTTATGTAGGAACAGTAGTAATTTACGAACTTGCAACTTACATCCCCCACACACCCAGTCGCTTATTCGTCCAAACCTATGCCACCGAAACAAACATTAGCATTATAGACCCAGTACAGACTACATTTACTGCTGTTGCTAAGTCGGAGTTGTGGAGTAGGGACTATTTACAGGATGTTGGAATTGCAGATACGAAGAATAGCACGGTTACCTTTACACAGGCTTCGGCAGATGCAGAGTTAGTAAGTGGTTCAACTCATGCTACTTTATGGGGACTGGTTAAGAAAAAGCTTGCAGATATCGTTACGGCTCTGGCAGACAAAGTTAACACAGCGGATAAAGCTACTACAGATACAGAAAACAATACTAATAAGTGGTTGGCTGCTAATGTTGGTTATACATTAGGTAAAGAGATAGATGATATTTATTCTAGGATAAATGGGACAAATCCAGCACCAGACGCAAATACATTAACTATAGCTGGGACTTATACTATAGTACCAGAAACAATTAATACACCAGTATCAACATGGGGGATAATTGATGTAAAAACAGGCGCTAATGGACAGTGGGTTTTTCAAGAATTTAGATTTACAAGTGGTGGCATGCATGAAAGACAATATATAAATGGAGTGTGGTCAACTTGGACTAGCAGATATTAAAAGGGAAGGGAAAACTTATGGAAAAATTAAAAATCGGACAAACAGAATTTGAATTAGTACCAATGGGTATTAGTTCCACAGATAAGACTAGAAGTTTCACAGTCGTTAAAAACATGGAATTTAACGAGTTTAGAGCAGTCATATTAGACGGTTTAACCCAAATAGACCACATCGGAAATGATGGACAGGTCGCTAACTCTTACATGGATTGTGTAGCTTTAAAGAGTATTACAGCAACCAATGAAGAGGAACAGGATACATATACAGTATTACTTAGTACAGATGCTTCATTGCAAGAAATAAGAGCCTTAAAACTAAAGAATGAGGAGCTAGAGGGAAAAGTTGCAACGCAAGAAGAAGTTATTATCTATATGCAAGAAACCTTAGACACTCTAGTCCTAAACACTTTAGAACCAGAACCCACACAAGAGGAGTCAGAACAGGAGGTTGAAGAAGATGTATAACACATTACTTAGACTTTACACAACTAGTAAACTCTCCGATGCAGGCTTACAAAATGCAGTTGATAAGGGATGGATTACAGTTGATCAGATGGAAGAGATAGTTGCATCAAAATAATATGGGTGAGAGGTAGTACATGAAAACAATTGAGGAACGAGTAAACGACTTAGAAATAGCATTAACTAGGGTTGAGGAACGGGGAAAATCCAACACCACAAGGCTAAATGAAGTTGATGCAGAATTAAAAGAGAACAATTCCCTTGTATCAGCTATAAAAGAGCTAGCTATTGAAACAAAATACATGCGAACTGATCTAAATGAAACAATACAGCGTCTGGCTAAACTAGAGGGTAAAGACGCCGAAAAGTGGGATAAGTTTAAATGGTTATTGGTAGCCGGATTGGTAACTATTGTACTTGGATTCATAGCAGTTCAAGTTGGATTGAAATAAGAAAGGTAAAGGTAATTATATGGAAATTTTAAATCAATACGTTGTATTAGTAGTAGTGGCAACTTGCTTTGGGGCAGGATATGTAATCAAGAACAGCTTAGACTTCATCCCTAATAAATACATACCTCTTATAATGGCTGTATTAGGGGTTATCTTAAATATTTGGGTAAATGCATGGGTGTTAACTCCCGAAGTCTTATTAGGGGGATTAGCGAGCGGTCTAGCTAGTACGGGAGCGTTTGAAGCGTTCAAGAATTTGACCAAGAAAGGGGAATAATACATATGGCTATTACAGATCAAATTAGAGATATTAAACAATTAAATCCATTGTGCCAGGTTCTTTTGAACTTGGCACTTGATGAAATAAAAAGCTATGGAATAAATCCACTAGTGGTAGAAACTTATCGTACACAGGAACGCCAATATATGCTTTACGCACAGGGTAGAACAACATTAGGCACTAAAATTACATGGACATTAAATTCTATACATACCAAGAAAAATGCAGTTGATGTAGTGCCACAAAGAGTGGTAAACGGTAAAATGACAGCTATTTGGAATAAAGAAGATAAGGAAACTAAGAAGATAATCGAAGTTATGTGTAAGTATGGATTTGAAGCAGGTGCCAATTGGACAAGTAATGCTGATAGTCCTCATTTCCAATTGGATAAGGTATCTATAATGGGTAACACTTACCACGCATTAAATACCAATAAATACATTACTATAATGATTCAAAAAGCATTGAATAAAAAGATTAACGCAGGATTAATAGAAGATGGACAATGGGGTACTAAAACTACCGCAGCGGTTAATGTATTCAGAAAGAAATATCTATGGATTCAGAATGGCAAGTTAGGCGCTATTGCTTTAAAGAAATTATTATCATAATATTAAAGGCTCAGGCATAACCACCTGGGCCTTATTTTGTTTCTACAAAGTACCATATACTTGTTTTAATATCGTAAGTTAGCACAAACTCTTTAAGAGAATAACAATAACACTTGAAAGATATCCTGTGTATACCTGCAAATTGTTCCTTTGTCATACCCATAAACTTCTCTATTTTGAACTCTAATCCCTTATAAGTTAAATATAATGGTACCATATCACCATTTTTATCAGTTCTAGCTATCACATCAACAGGTATGTGCATTTTGAACACTCCTTAGTAAATATAGAAAGGATTATAGCAAACACTAGTTCTTTTGTAAAGTATAAAAAGGCACCCATTATAGGCGCCTTAGTTCTGATTGTCTATTATCTTTGCATTTTTAAATATCTTTTAAAGTCTTCTACTTTTAGCAATTCCTCGTCACTTAACCCACTAGTAAAATCCAATCCAAGCAACCACCCAACTGGTACGTTAAGGGCTTCTGCCAGTACAAAAAGCTGATCTATATCAATTTTTCTTGTACCAGTTTCAAATCCACTGTATGTAGTCTGACTAACCCCTAATAATTTCCCCATTTGATTTTGCTTAATGCCTTTACGGGCCCTTGCGGAAAACATTCTATTACCCATAGCGATATAGTCAAACATAACAATTACACCTCTGGAACATATTAGCATATTCATATAGCGCATACAATATTCGTATACTGAATAAC